TTAAATCTTTTTCAATTGTTTGTAATTAATAACAATCACACCATTGCTGTGCACCATTAAGTGATTGTTTTTTTGCGTTTCGTCAATTTCGACGACAGCGGCATTTTTTAATTGTTTCGTAACAACGCCTGTTTGTGGCTGTCCGTGAACAAGAAAAGTAACATGGGTGTCAACGGCGAAATCCTTACCAGCATCCGATGGAACAACAGGAGTAACCATACCATTAAAATTTGACATACAAAAAACCATCCTTTCTTGATATCTCTATTATACCACATTTTCAGAAAAAAGTTTGTAAAGTCGCTATTTGGCTTATTTTAAAGAGATTTTGCATAAATAAATAACAAACAGACTTTACAAATAAAGTAGAAAGTCCTATAATAGATTTGTTTCAGGCCAGCTTAGCTCAGTTGGTAGAGCAACGCACTCGTAACGCGTAGGTCACAGGTTCGATCCCTGCAGCTGGCACTACTGATAAAAGCCGTCATAGCAAGGTTTCCCCTTGTTGGTGACGGCTTTTTATTTTGTGCATTTTTACTTTGTGGGCAGAAACGTGGGCAGAGATTTTAAAAACAAAAAAATAAATAACAAATTATTCATTCAGAAATTCTGAAAAACGATCACTTGCTGTCCGTTTCGTTTCCTCTAAAGCATGTCCGTAGATATTCATAGTTGTTCTATAGTCCTTATGTCCAAGAAGTTCTTGAACCGTCTTTATTGGGATTGTAGGGTCTGCTAGAAGAAAAGATGCAGAAGTGTGTCTTAAATCATGAAAACGTATCTGACGAAGTCCTGCACGTTTTATAAATCTGTTCCAGTTTCTATAGAGTGAAGTAGGTAGTTCAAAGTTTCCTTCAGGTGCACCAAATACATACTTATGTTTAGGATCTATTCTCAGTTCTTTTCTAGCCTTTTGATTTATAGACATGAAGGTTTTCATTAATTCTAAATAACTTCGTGGCACTGGGATAGTTTTTGAATCTGAAGCTTTTAAACCATCTCGTTGTTGATATTTTTTATTTTCATCTAGTACTATCCGTTGATGAAATTGAACTGTCATGGCCGAAAAGTCAAAATCAGATTCTTCGACGGCAGCAATTTCTCCCTCACGTGCGCCTGTGATAAAAGCCGTCATGACTAAAGCTTTAGTTTTTAAATTGGCATGTTCCTCTAATGCATCTAACATTAGCTTTACTTCTTCAATAGAGTAGGGTTCTGGTGTGCCTTTCTTTTTAACTGATTCCTTCGGAAGTCTGACATCTGAAACAGGGTTATGTGTAATTATCCTATATTGATCACGAGCAACGTTAAAAACGCTACTAAGGGCATTCAAATAACGCTTCTTTGTTTTCCTAGATAACGTAGTGTTTTTTTTAGAAAGTGGTTGTGCAGCAATAACTATATCTTTAATTTGAAATGGTTTAATCTCTCGAATCTTTTTATTTTTAAATGAAGGTAAAAAACGTTTATCGATAATATCAGAATATTCACGGATTGTTCTAGGCTCTAAAATGGTTTTCGCTTCTTTTTTCCACATATTGTTATAAAAGTTCTCAAAAGTTATTGTGCTAATATCTTCGTAGCCATGTTCTTCTAACTCTTCGATCCAATCATCTAATTCAGCATATGCTTTTCTTTGACTTTTTATTTCAACTGTTTTATTTATGCGAATGGGGTTTCCGTTTTCGTTATATCCAACAGTGACTCTTAGCCGATAATTTCCGCTTTTTAAACGTTCAACGGTTCCTTTTTCAATTGCCATTGCCTATTCCTCCTGTTTTCTGGTAAAATAGGCATAGCAAATAGGCCTATTTTAGGTTTGTTTTTATAGTTGCGTCATCTCAAACTTTGGACAGGGAGAGATGGCGCTTTTTTGTTTACTTAATATTAAACAGGTACTTTGTATTTAGCAGCTTTTTCAAAAGATACTAGTGGGCTAAAATGTATTTCAATTTCGCCTGTCTGGTTTAAACCGAAGTGAGCAACACAATCCATTTCTTTCCCAGGAGCGACTGAGCCCATTGTGTTATCGTTTGGATAAGTTTCAGATTTTTTGTTGTCTGAGCCGTAAACTTCAACATCCATACCTACAGGGATATCTGAATCACCATCATTTTTTACGGTATAAGTAATTTTTATTACTTGTGCAGGTTGGTTTTCTTCAAATTGATTTCTTTCATCAGTTAATTCTACACTATTTAGTGTATATTCAGCATCACCAACTTTTACAGTGTCACCAATCTTATAGAAGGTATCGCTTTTTTCTTCTTTAGAAGATGAAGCAGAGGTTGAAGATTTAGTTACTTTTTCGCCACCATTATCACTTGCTTTATTACTATCTGATCCACCATTTAAAGCAGAACCAATAATTACAATTAAAATTACTGCTAGTATCCAAAACCAAACTCTTTTGTAGAAAGGTTTTTTTACTTTGTACGTTTTTCCATCTTGACCCATAACTTTTTTTGACATTTAAATTTTCCTCATTTCTTGTTATAATGTATTTGTGATCTCAGAAATGAGGTATGAGTCCGTGTTGCAGCACGGGCTTTTTTATTGTGCGTAAGAGTATTTTTTCTTGAAATAAGACTGGCAAACATTAAAACATTCTGTTCTTAATTTATTATTGATAGAGTAGAACTCCATGAAATTATCTAATTTAAATTGTGATTCATCTGTTAATTCATTTTCCACAAAAATGTTTAATAGAATTATAATCGCTATTTTATTAGCTTCTGTCTCAATCTTTGAATGAAAAGTAATAGAGCTATCATATAACGTTGTATATTCGTAGTGTGAAGCGATAAAATGTCCGAGCTCATGTGCTAAGTGAAAGGCTTCTGCTCTATCCTCATGTAATTTTTCGTTTAAAAATACGATTCTTGGCTTGGGATAGTAGAATCCAGATTCTTCCATTTCCATATAAACCAATTTTAAATGATAATCACTTAGCAATTCTTTTAATTTTAAATACATACCAACACCGCTCCAATTACTCGTTTTCTTCCAAAGCTTTAGCAATAGCAATTGCTTTACGCATTGTCTCCTTTGATATTTCTTTTCCATCAAATGAAAATACAGTATCGTCTTCTGATAAATCTACTTTTTTTGGAGCTTCTTTGAGTTCTCTTCCAAGAAGGTAATCTACAGATACATTAAAGTAATTAGCTAAAGTTTCTAGTCTATCTTTAGTAGGATTATCTGAAGTTTTCATACGATACAGAACATTTTTTGGCAAACCTAATTCTTCTTCGATTTGATTTAAGGATTTTCCTCTCTCTTTTGCTAATAATTTGATCCTATCAAACACTGTCATAATAACATTCTCCTTAAAAGTTACAAGAAAAATAAACTTTTATGTTAAAAATACTTGCGCTTATTTAACATTAATGTTAACATAGTTCTTGTAAACAAGTTAATCAACTAAAAAGACAACAAAAAACACTATTGATAAATAAATGCTAACCGCCAAGAAAGCTATAAAATCAACGTTTTTAATGTCTTGTTTAGCTATGAACTGATTTTAACATTAATGTTAAAACAAGTCAATGAAATTTAGAAATTAGTTGATTAATTTGTTTACTAATTTAGAGAAAGGAGAAAAAACATGGCAAATATTCAAGAAACACGTCAAAAGATCTTGAATCACTTTGAGAAAAATCAATGGGAGATTCCTGATGTAGCAAGTGCTTTAGGAATTACGGAACAATATCTACGTAAAATCCTAAACAATCCAGAAAAACATCTGAAACAAATGACCGATATTATTGCTTATTACAAAATCAGATAGGAGAAGGGAGTATGACAAATTTAGCATTATTAAACCTTGACGATTTAAGGCTGCTTTTAGCGGAAAAAAGTATTCCTAACGAGATTTGGAATTCTAAACAAGCAGCAATTTTTTTGACTACTAGCGTCCCTACGCTTTTGAAAGAAGTTGAGCTGGGCAATATTCCTGGTGTACGAATCGGAAAAGATTGGAAATTTAGTTCTTTAGCACTTTATGAATATGTAGCTAGAAAGGAAGTAAAACAAAATGAACAATTTAGTAATAATGAAAGACCAACAAGCGGTAACAAGTAGTTTACAAGTTGCTGAAACGTTTAGTAAAAATCACCAACATGTTTTGCGTGACTTGGATAATTTGAAAGAGGGTGTCCAAAATTGGACAGACTTATTTTACGAAGACACTTACATTCATCCACAAAACAAACAATCCTATCGCCAAGTAATTATGAACCGTGACGGATTCACACTACTAGCAATGGGATTCACAGGTCAAAAGGCATTGCAGTTCAAACTGAAATATATTGAAGCTTTTAATCAAATGGAAAAAGAAATTCAACAGCCTAAACTTCCAACCTCGCAAAGAGAATTGGCGATGCTTGCTTTATCAGCAAATGAAGAAACAAATGAGCGTGTAGATGTAATTGAAAAAGAAGTAGCCGACTTAAAAGACAATCAAAAAATCGGTGCAGATGATTATGGCTACTTATCACGTCGAGTTCATCAACGAGTAGCAGAAGTTGCAAGAGGATTTGGGAAAATCACAAAGGAACAGCGTGGCAAGCTTTACAAAGATATTAATTCAGGTATTAAGCAAATCACAGGTGTGGGTACCCGATCACAATTAAGAGAAAAACATTATCCAATGGTAATTGAATATATCAACGATTGGGAACCGTCCACAGCCACAAAAACAGTTGTAAGACAAATGAGTTTTGACTTAAACGACATAGCATAGGGAGAATATTATGGCTTATACAACTGAACAAGAAAGTTGGATACTCAACCAAATCAAAAAAGAGCGTAAACAGCTACAAGATGATAGGGCAGCGCTTAGACAATCAGAACAACTGACCGAAGGAAAAGCATATCAAATTGAAAAAGAACTAGAATTTTTAAGATACTTAGAGATTCAAAATAGAATGCATATTTAAGGAGAAATGAAATGAGAAAAATTTATAACTTAAGAAGAATTGCAGTATTGCTAATCGTATTCGGACTAGGACTGCTAGTAGGCGGGAATTTTAATCCGATTATCCAAAATATATATATCGGCTTATTCATCATTTGGACACTGTTTTATGATCTGGCACTTGAAGATAGAGAGGTTAAGAAATGACAAGAAAAGACAAATTAGAACAAACGAAAAAACTTGCTGATTTATGGTACCAGCAACAAAAAAATAAAATATACATTGCGCAACAAAAAGAGCGCAGAGGTGTCGCATGACGACAAAAAAACGACTTAAGCCGGCAAGCAATAAGTCGCATACAAAAATTATACAAGAAAAATTATATCACAGAAACGAGGTCTTGTGAATGAATCGTAGTGAAGCAGATGCGCTAGATCAATTTTTAACAGAGCCGTCAGAAGAATTACAGAGAATCGAACCAGAATGGGAATATGACGAGGAGGAAGATATCCGTGGCAACACTTTATGAACTTAGCAACGATTATTTAAAAGTTTTGTCATTAGCTGAAGAGCTTGATGATGGAACATTAAAAGATACGTTAGATAGTATTAGCGATTCAATTGATTTAAAAGTAGAAAACACAGCAAAAGTAGTTAAAGAACTTGAAAGCAACATATCTATTGTTGAAAAAGAAATCAAACGGCTACAGTCACGAAAAACAACGCTTTCTAACAATGTAAAGAACCTAAAAGGATATCTGCAAGATGAAATGGAAAAGGTCGGCAAAACGAAAATCAAGGGCGAATTATTCAATGTAGGAATTCAAAACAATCCAGTTTCCGTGAATATTATAGACGAAAAATTAATTCCTATTGGCTTTTTAATTCCTCAACCTCCCAAAGTTGATAAAACAGCTTTGAAAGAAGAACTGAAACATGGGGAAATCAAAGGTGCAGAATTAGTTCAAACTAAGAGTTTGAGAATTAGATAGGAGGTTTCAATATGGAAATAAAAAAGGCTAAACGTGAAAAAATAAAAGTTCCTATCATGATAACTGGCGCAAGTGGTAGTGGAAAAACAGTAAGTGCGTTGTTTATTGCTAAAGGAATTATTGAAAAAATGCATTCAGACTTATCAGAACAAGAACAATGGGAAAAAATAGGTGTCATTGACACTGAGCACAAACGATCGTTGTTATATGCTGATTCAACTATTGGGAATGTCGACATAGGGGAATTTTTGCATATTGATTTTGAAGCACCATTTACTGTACAGCGATATATACAGGCTTTTAATTTATTCAAACAAGCTGGGGTAGAGGTGGTCATAGTCGATTCTCTAACACATGCTTGGAGTGGTGAAGGTGGCATTTTAGAACAAGTAGAAAACCATCAGAGAGGCAACTCTAAAAATCAAATGTTGGCTTGGAATAAAGTAAAACCATTAGAGAAAGAATTTCTTAAGTTAGTAACAGGAAATTCAATGTATGTGATTGGAACGTCTAGAAGTAAGCAAGCCTACGACATGGAAAAAAATGAACAAGGTAAAACACAAGTAGTAAAACTAGGGTTGAAACCTGATCAAAAAGATAGTTTGGAATATGAATTTGCTATCGCTTTACGTATTGATCAGGACCACATAGCGGAAGCTACAAAAGATAACTCAAATATGTTTAATATGCCTTTTAAAATAACAAAAGAAGTAGGCGAAAAAATATATGAATGGAGTAGCGAAGGAATAGATTTAGAAAAATTAAAAGATGAATTAATTAGTAGTATTACAGAACTTGCTACACAATCTGAAAATCATGAAAATATGTTTAAAGAGTTGCACAGCAAGATTAACAACGTACCTTTAAAAAACGTAAAAACTAAAGTTCTTGAGCGTATGAAAGAAATGTTAGAAAAGATTGAAGTTCCTACTGTGGAACAACAAAGTGAAAACGAACTCGATGAAGAACAAACAGAATTATTTGACGAGGCAAACCCTCCGATTGCAAATGATTTTGAAAAGAAGTGATTGAATGATTGGGAAAATCATAAAACATAAAGGAAATATGTTGGCCATCGAATTTGAGGATGAAATAAATTCAAATTTTCTCGAACTTCTGGCTAATAACGATGATAATTTAGCGAAAGTTGAATTCTTAGATAATCGACAGATGTCTCAAAAACAGAATGCACTTTCTCACGTTCTAATAGCCGATGTGGCACGTTGGAGCTATGACGAACCTAAATGGATTGAAAGTGTCTTGAAATACTACTACGAGGCTAAGAGTGGTGTTTATTTTGAACATAGTCGAGCTACCAAGAATGAAGCGACGGAGTGGATCGGTTTCTTGATTGAGTTCATTTTGAAAAACGATATACCACTGGAAAAAAGATACCAATACTTGCTTGAAAATAACAAATGGTTTTATTACTGCCTGAAATATCGTAAGTGCTGTATTTGTGGTAAACATGCTGACGTTTGTCACATTGAGGTTGTTGGTATGGGTCGCAAACGTAAGAAAATCAGCCATGAAAATTTTACTTTTTATGCAGGTTGCCGTTTCCATCACCAAGAAGAACATCGTATTGGTACTAAGAACTTTTTGAATAAGTATCAAATAAAACCAGTCAAACTAAATATTGAGGAACGCAAGAAATTAAATATAGGAGGATAACCAATGAATGAACATAGAGGCTTTTATGCTATCATTCCAGCCATTGTCCGCTACGATAACCAATTAAATGGGAATGCAAAGCTATTATATGGAGAGCTGACAGCATTAGCAAATGAAAGAGGCTACTGTTGGGCAACAAATCAATACTTTGCCAGCCTATACAACGTTAGCAAACGGACGATCATATCATGGATGAAGCAATTAGAAAAACGAAAATATATAAAGATACAAGTCTTTTACAAACCAGATAGCAAAATTGTAGATCGTAGACATATCTATATATTGCCTTTTCCAACCGATACAGAATTCTACACCCCTAGTGAAGAAAATTTCATCACCTATGGAAAAAATCATCACGAGGGTGGTGAAGAAAATTTCACTACCCCTGGTGAAGAAAACTTCACAGAGAATAATACATTACTTAATAATACAGAGAATAATACAAAGAATAAAAAGAATAGTGTTGAGCCGAGCTCAACTATGCCTGAATTATTCGAAAAAGTTTGGCAAACTTATCCAAAGAAAACCAACAAGAAAAAAGCTAGAGAACAATTTTTAAAGAAGTTCAAGACGGAAGAAGATTTAGAGTCGTTTAAAAAAGGATATAAGGACTATCTTGCATATATTAAATTAAACGATTGGTATCACCCGCAAGAATTGTTTCGTTGGATACGTGATGATCGTTACAACGATGAATATGATCTGTCTCAAACAAATAAACAGCCTGCGTATTCTAAGGCGCCAGTGAGACAAGAGCAGTTACCAAATTGGAATGGAATGCAAGAAGATGTACCTTTATCACCTGAAGAATTAGCTGAATTAGAACGACAAAAACAAGAATTATTAGGAGAGTGACAATATGATAAACCAAGTTGTGTTAGTTGGACGTTTAACAAAAGATATAGATTTACGCTACACCGCAAGTGGTTCTGCAGTTGGAAGCTTTACTCTTGCTGTGAACCGTAACTTTAAGAATCAAAATGGTGACCGTGAAGCAGACTTTATCAACTGTGTGATTTGGCGTAAGCCTGCTGAAACAATGGCTAATTATGCTCGTAAAGGAACATTATTAGGAGTTGTTGGCAGAATTCAAACTCGTAATTATGACAACCAACAAGGCCAACGTGTCTATGTGACTGAAGTTATTTGCGAGAGTTTCCAATTATTAGAGCCAAAAAGCGCCAATGAGAATAGTAATAGCATTCAGACGTCACAGAATGACGGTACAAGCGTTCAAAACAATTTCGAGGGTAATTATGCCACGAATCAAAACAAAGGCTTAAATCAGCAAAATAACAGCCAACAAATGTCGTTTGGTGGAGATGTAGATCCGTTCGCAGGCGCAGGTAATTCAATCGACATTAGCGACGATGATCTACCGTTCTAGGAGGTTAAAAAATGAACAGTGTAATTTTTGAAGATATAGCACGTATTCAAGCTGAAAAAAAGCAAAAGCGGAAAGAAATGCTCAAGCTAATGAATGAGAATCCGGACTGGTATAGACATCCTAAAAGCATGGTCTATCGTCAAATTAAAATGCTTGGTAAGAATATTGGTGAGCAAACAATGGATAAATCTAAACCAATCAGCTCAATTGATAAAGACAAGTTCACCATTCAAGAATATTTGTATTTGCAGTGGGTTGGTTATTCAGTGAATGCAATCATAGAAGCGTTAGGAATGCCTAGAAACAAATTCTGGGAATACAAAGCTGAACATTTAAATTAGATTTATGAAATGAAAGTGAGTGTTCATTTTGCTGGAGATATATTACACGCCAACATCCGCTATTATTGCGGATGCATTGGCTAGAAAATATGAGGTCGTTTCTTTAGACAAAGCTAGAAATATTGCCAATAAATTTAAGGCTAGTTTAAAGCAGAAAACGGACCTTTATGTGATTGAAAGTATTTTGATTGATGCTGGTTATAAAAAAGAGCCAGTGAATTTGTAGAAGGGAGTGGAGGTTTGGTCGACCACAGTAAAAAGCTTTTTACTCCTTTGAATTATGAAATTTTTAGATTTATTTGCAGGCATTGGCGGTTTCCGTTTGGGTATGGAATCAGCCGGTCATGAATGCATAGGTTTTTGTGAAATAGATAAATTCGCACGAACTAGTTATAAAGCAATCCATGACACAACAGGAGAGGTGGAAATGCATGACATCACAACAATATCAGATGAATTTATTCGGGAAATCGGAAGTGTTGACGTTATCTGTGGAGGATTTCCGTGCCAAGCTTTCTCGATTGCAGGAAAACGAAAAGGTTTTGAAGATACTAGAGGAACTCTCTTCTTTGAAATTGCAAGGTTCGCATCTATTCTCAGACCACGCTATTTATTCCTTGAGAACGTCAAAGGATTGCTTAACCACGAAGGAGGGGCTACGTTCGAGACAATCCTCAGAGCCTTGGATGAACTCGGGTATGATGTGGAATGGCAAGTGCTTAACTCTAAAGACTACGTTCCACAGAACAGGGAGCGAGTATTCATTATCGGACATCTTAGAGGAGAACGTACCAGAAAAGTATTTCCTTTCAAAAAAAACGACAGAACGTTTACTTTGACTGCTCAAGATAGACATGGTGTTTTACAAGTTGGGAATATCGTTAAAACAGATTCCTTTGGTGGAAATCCGCACCGTGGAAGAGTTTATAATCCTAACGGGATCAGCCCCTGCTTAAATTGCATGCAAGGTGGAGGATTAGAACCAAAAATATTAATAGATAATTATCAAATCCGCAAACTAACACCTCGTGAATGTTGGAGGCTTCAAGGGTTTCCTGACTGGTCGTTTGATAAAGCAAAAGAAGTAAACAGCGATAGCCAATTATATAAGCAAGCAGGAAACAGTGTAACAGTGCCAGTCATTGCTGATATTGCCAGTAGATTAGAAAGCGAGTGAAGAAGATGATAAGAAAGTCAGATAAAATTCGTGCATGGGAATTACAAATGATGTCTCAAAAAATCAGAGTTTTGAGTGGTTTAAGTACAGGTCCAACTGTCACTGTTATGGAAATAGGCAAGTCGTGGCTTGACCATGAGCCGTTGTATAACAAACTTTCTGCTGCTATTTATCACAATAACAATTTAATTCATTTGTCAAAAGATGACGAAGGCTATTCTTACAACGCAGAACAATATGAAAAAGCTGTCAACGATTTTTGGAAAATAAACGCAGAGAATTTTAATGAACCATGTGAAAAGCGGCCTGTCTACTAATAAAAATCAGATAAAGAAAAGAGAGTGGAGAAGATGATTCCAAAGTTTAGAGCGTGGGATAAAGATAGTAAAGTTATGCGAGAAATTCAACATCTCGTCTGGGCGGAAGACAATCTCATAGCGCACTGCCCACCAAGAGGGCATGAGTTCTCGGAGTGGTTTACCGTAATACTAAACGGTTGGGAATATCAACTCATGCAATCCACCGGCCTGAAAGACAAGAATGGCGTGGAGATTTTTGAGGGTGATGTAGTAAAAGTAACCGATGGAGAAAGCGAAGAAGATAGTTATATCAGTGTAGTCAAAAATTATAGTAATGAAGGTTACCCAGCGTTCGATATCGAGTATCCTCCAACTTACCATTATGACAGTAATGTGTTATCGGCGATTATGTGTAATGTATTTGAAACTATCGAAGTTATTGGAAATGTTTATGAGGATGGTGATCTTTTAAATGACAGTGAAGATACAAAAAGAAATTAAATTCAAAAACAAGTGTAGCTGCCTAGTCGATGAAGAAGAGTTATCGAATGCAATTCTGTGGTATCAAAAATCACCAACTTTAGGAAATAAGACCATTTATTTACACGGGAAATATCCAGCAGTTTCTATTGGAGACGAAAAAATTCATGTCCATAGGTTGTTAATGCAGTATTGGCTGAAAATAAGATTACCCTTTCATGCTAGTGTACATCACTTAAATGGAAATAAACTAGATGCAAGAAAATCGAATCTCAGCGTGATGATAAACAGCGGACATAACAGCAAGCATAATAAAGGAAAAGTTCTTTCTCAATCAACAAAGGCAAAAATATCAGCAGCCAATAAAAAAAGAAAAGGAATAAAATTCAAGAAAAGAAGAAATATTCCAGCAAATGAGTTAAAAGATTTATTGAAATTCGGGTTTTCTAAAAATTATATTGCTAATCTTTACCAAGTAGATTGGACGACAATCAGAGCTAGAATCCACGAAAATCCAGAACTATTGGAGGACAAATAAATGGCGATTAAAGGAAAAAGCAAGTTTGATTGTGAAACATTTCATGGGGATTTCAATAATTGGATGGGCTTCAATAAACAAAAATATACCAGGGAACAAGCAATAGATGAATGGCGGTCAGAACTAATGCTTGACGAAAACACACCTTACATTGTTGAAGATGCATTTGTTAGATATCGTTTCGGAGTAGACGAAGACAATGAGAACCGTAGTTGCTGGTGGTTAGAATGGCGAGATTGTGGTCATAGGTCTGTGCCTGTTTGGTCCATTAGAACGCCTTTTCCGTGGGAATTGGAGGTCGCAGAATGAGCTTTAAAGAAGCTTTCAAAGATGAATATATTGAAATTGACATAAGTAATAACGAAGAAGCAAAAGCTTTCTTTGAAGAAAATGTATATAAAAGGGAAAGAGAAATATTAAAGAAGTCAGAGGGCTTGTTTAAATGTATTGAGGAGGAAGCGGAATGAGTTATGAAAATTACAAAAATTGTGTTGAAGAGGTAAAAGACAAGAACGGTAAAGTAATTAAATATCATGACGTTGTTCGAACGTTACGAGGTGAAATTTTATTAGTCGGTTTTGGAGTAAATCACCATCATAAAACAAAAGGTTTGAATGCCTTTAATAATTTTATTGGTGCTCATGATTGGTTAGATGTTTACCCAGATGGAGAATTAGAAATCCTAGGAAATGTTGACTTTTTTGGGAGGGGCAGCGATGAATAAACAAGAATTGATTGAAGAGTTAGAATGCTTAGAAGTTCCTACAGATAGCCTTGATTATTTGAGAGGTGCTGACTATGCCAACGAAAGAGCAATTAGCTTAGCAAAACAGCTAGACGAACCGAAAAAAGTCGTTGTTCCGAAGTTCGTGGCAGAATGGATTGAGTTATGCAAAGGATTAGAGTGCACTCTGTATTGCTCAGCAACAAGTAAGCTTAGAGATACGATGCATATAGAAAAAGCTAAAGAAGTATCAGACTGGCTTGATACTTTTGAAAATCATGAGTTGTTTGCTCACGCATGGCTTGACGGCTACGAAGTCGAGAAGGGACCTTTATATCACGTTTTATTACCAGACAAAGGGGCGACTAACACAGGATATACTTTTTTAAATTTAGCGGGAGCAATTGATTTTACGACATGTAAGGAAAAGGTGGATATGTTAACAGAACAAGAAATCAAAGCAGTTGATGAGCGCTATTGGCCGTTTGCTGTGAAGGTGGATGGTGAATAAATGAAACGCAACTGGAAAAGAGTAATAAATAAAGTTAGTGGCATTGCAATAATGATTCTTGTAGCAAAAGCAACCGTGAGCCATTTCGTGTATAGCAATGACATAACAAGCAGTGACCTCGTTTATTTCCTTTCATGCTCGTTTATTTTGGGATTAGGGCTATATTTAGGAGGTTCCAGCGTATGAGTTATCCAGAAGTTTATATCATAGGAAGGCAAGTCGATGGCGTTTATGTTGAATACTTACATGGAGCAGAGCAAGCCGATTTATTTTTCGATTATACGATAGCTCGTGATGAAAGAAATCATATGAATAAAACCAATATGAAAGATGGCGAATGGAAAATTTTGAAATATGGTAGACCGATAACAGTATTAGGAGATGATGATTAGTTGCGGACGTCAACATTTAACTATATCAAAGATATTTTAGGAGACTATTATAAAACCGATGACTATATTCGGCAACGAGAGTTAGAACTACGACATCCATATAAAGAAACGGATATCAATGGCGATATTCAAGGCAAAGGGACTAATTCGGCTACGACTGAACGGTTAGCTATTACTATCGCTACAGATCGTCGATTGTGGAATTTAGAAAGGAACCGCAATATTATCCAAAGTTGCCTAGCAGAATCGGATGAACAGACGCAGGTAATCATTGAAGAGCTTTACTTAAAAAACAGGCCAACACTCACTTTATTAGGGGTAGCTCAACAGTTATTTATCAGTAAAAACACAGCCTATCGATTAAGAAATGCTTTTTTTGAAAGAGTCGCAGAAGAATTAGGATTGTAATGGGAATTTGTTGGGAATTTTAACTGTAGTCAATATGGTAAATTAGTAGTGTGAGAAGTGTAAGGAAATCAAAAATAAATATTATCTCGTTGCTAACACTGATCACACTATCACTCGCAAACTGATACGTTCTCTTAGAGGGGAGGTGAAGAGCCTTCTCTTTTTTTTCTACAGGTTTGCGAGTGTTGCTATTATAAAAACTAAACCTTTGATATACTTAAATAAAAAATTATCAGGGGTGTTTTAGATGGAATGGTGGCAACTATGGGTTCCTTTTGGTGGAACTATAGCGGGAATTTTAGTAAATATATATATTAATTATAGACAGACAAAGAAAAATGAAGAACTTCAAAAGGAAATAACTCAAAAACAAATTGACGCTGATGTGATTTTAAAATCTAGAATTCATTGGATTGATAGTACCAAGAATATAGCTTCAGAATTTTTGATTGATTCATTGAAACTAGTAACTTTAAATGCAAATCTTATAGAACATTATCGTAATATAACTACATGTAGAGAACTGGAGCATAGAAACTTTTTGAAATTAAAAGAAAATAACCTTAGTTCAGAAGATAAAGAGACGGCTACCAAACTTAAGAAAACAATAGAAAAAGCAATTCTTGATTATAGAGAAATTGTTAGACAAAGTAACACCCAAGTTAATGAATTAATATACCAAACTTCCAAAAACAATACATTACTTTTATTGAATTTTAGTAATAATATTGAAAATAATGAAATTATTAAATTGGTTGAATCTATAAATAGTAAGTTAAGAATAATAACTAATGAGACGAAAAAATTAGAAATTTTAGTTGGAGACGAAAAAGTAAATTGGGAAATAAAAATTGAAGAATCAACTGCTAGAAAAAAAGTCATTAATAAAGAAGTAGATGAATTAACTCTTAAGCTGAGAGATTATTACAAAAAAGAGTGGGAGAAAGTTAAAGCAGGTCTGTAGGAAATAATTATAGATCACTCACTGAGTGGTCTATTTTTATACATAAAATTACATAGGAGGTGAATAACATGATAAGGAATCCAAAACATCAGGTTTTTGCTGATGAATGGCTGATTGATATGAATGGTACGAGAGCGTATAAAGTCGCATATCCAAACATAAAAAAAGACACCACAGCAAGAGTGAATGCAAGTAGACTGCTAACAGATGCTAACGTGAAGCAATATATTGATGAACAGCTAGAAAAGATGCAGAACGAAAGAGTTGCAGATGCACAAGAGGTACTAGAGTATCTCACTAGCACCATGCGTGGTGAAAAAATGAAAGGTGTTTATAATACCGAAACAACTAATGATGAAGGGGAAATATTTACGCATCAGAAAAGCTATGAATATACTCCTAGCACTGAAGAGAGGACTAAAGCAGCCGAATTACTTGGTAAACGTCATGCGCTGTTCACTGACAAGCAACAAATAGAAGTTACTGAAATGCCAGTATTTGTTGATGATATCGGTGATGATGATGGTTAAGAAAAAACTATCAGAATTATTACCGAAAAAATTTCATTCGGTATGGAGAGCCACTCTTAATTCGGACATACTCAATATTGTTTGTAAGGGTGGACGTGGTTCTGGTAAATCATCAGATATCGCACATATTATTACTCAATTACTTATGAGGTATGCTGTCAATGCGGTTGGCATTCGATATGTTGATAATACATTAGAACAATCAATCTACGAGCAAATGAAGTGGGCGATTGAACAGCAAGGGGTAACGCATCTATTTAAATTTAATAAATCGCCGTTGAGAATCACATACATACCTCGTGGTAATTATATGATTTTCAGAGGTGCCCAAAATCCTGAAAGAATCAAGTCTTTAAAAGATAGTCGGTTCCCGTTTGCGATTGGCTGGATTGAGGAGTTAGGCGAGTTTAAAACTGAAGATGAAGTAACGACCATTACCAATTCACTTTTACGTGGTGAATTAGGAAATGGTCTTTTTTATAAATTCTTTTTCAGCTACAACCCGCCAAAACGTCGACAATCTTGGGTGAACAAAAAATATGAATCTAGTTTCCAACCTGAGAATACATTTGTTCATCACTCTACTTATAAAGATAATCCTTTTATTTCGAGAGAATTCTTGAAAGAAGTGGAGGCAGCAAGAGATAGAAATCCTTTGCGTGCTAGATGGGAATACGATGGTGAAGCAATCGGTTCTGGAGTAGTTCCATTCAGTAATCTAAAAGTGGAGAAAGGCTGTATAACTGATGAAATGGTTGCTAACTTTGATAATATCAGAAACGGTCTTGACTTCGGTTATGCTACTGATCCGCTAGCATTTGTTAGATGGCACTACGATAAGAAAAAGAATGGCATCTATGCTGTTGATGAAATCTATGGAGTGAAAGTCAGTAATCGTGAGTTTGCCCAAAAGGCGAAAGCAAAAGGTTATCAGTCTGATCGTATTGCATCGGATTCAGCAGAACCTAAATCCATAGCAGAATTGAACAATGAACACGGAATGAGCCACGTATTTGGGGTTAAAAAAGGCCCCGACTCTGTGCAGTATGGCGAGGAATGGTTGGATGATTTGGATTTTATTTGTATCGACCCACTAAGAACTCCCAATATAGCCAAAGAGTTTGAAAACATTGATTATCAGACGGATAAAGATGGCAATCCTAAGCCAAGGCTTGAAGATAAAGATAACCACACAATCGATGCAACAAGATACGCTTTTAGCGAAGATATGGAGAAAAATAATGTGAGTTTCATTAAATTTTAGGAGGTGGAATGATTGTTTCAAAGCAGTTTAACATTGAGTCGATATAAAAGACTACGAACGAAATATTCTACGCAAATAAACGAAGAGCTGTTTGATCCAAATGACTTTATAACAGAGATGAAGCCATTTTTTGATGACAGAGAGCGTAAATACAAAGCTTATACAAGTGAAGAAAATGAGATTGATAGCAGACCTAAACCAAACACAAAAATTATAAAAGTGAATAATAAACTTCACGCTGGCTTATACAACACCATTGTTGATCAAGCAGCTGATCATTTCACAGGTATCCCAGTTAAATGGGATTATGATATTACTGAACAACGGAAGTCCTTAATTCAAAAAACAAAGGATTTATTTTTAGGTAACGTCAGCGCGAAGATAAAAGCACCTAAAGAATTCGATAGACTAGCAGAATTAGTTAAAGAAATGCGATTCGCAATGTTGGATTCAGACACGGCAAGATATCAAGGCGCTTGTGGGGTTGCTTTTCGTTTGTTAGAACCCGTTGAAACTGAGGGAGAGTGGCAATTGTGGGCATGTAATGTTGAGCCTTGGAGAGCCGAAAAATATGAAAATGCAGATATTTTCATTCGAGAGAAATATGACACACACCAAAAGAAATTTTTCGAAGAAATGAAAGTTGTTACTAAGAAAAAAATCTTAACGTATAACAGATACGTGGAAACGAATTTAATGAATGCGGCTGAAACATTTAAATTGACATCAGAAACTGACAATCCACTAGAAACATTCTACCTATCAGAATTTAAAAACAACACGAATCGTTATTGCGATTTTGAAGTAGCAGAGGAACTTTCTGATGCATTTGACAGAAGCCTGTCTGACCAACAAAACGAAGTTGAACAGTTTAAACTTGCTTACATGGCCATTAGTGGCTCGCGATTGGATGAAAAAGAAGCACGAAGAATGATGGAGCAATTAGGTATTATTAACTTGCCAGATCCACAAGCTAAGGTTGGCTACGTAACGAAAGATATTAACAAAGATTTCAACGAGTATCATCTTAATCAGTTGAAAAAGCTTTACTACACAGTCACTAAATCAATCGACTTCAACGATGAAGTATTTAAATCCAATAGCTCTGGTGAAGCTCGCAAGTGGCAAATAATAGCACTAGAAGCCAAAACAAACACGAAAGAACAGTACTTCAAAGAAGGATTAAAAGAAGTTGCAGAGACGATGGCAGCTTTTATAAAATTTAACGATAAATTAGAAGTAGATGTTTCTAAAATTGTGTTTACATTTAGTCGTAGTTTGCCAACCGACATTGGATATCTTGCTGAGGCGTTACCTAAATTAGCACCTTATGTATCAAAACGTACTATCATTAATCAAATTCCATTCGTTAAAGATCCGGATTACGAGGCGGACATGATGAACTTAGAACAAGGGCAAAACTATCCAAGCGGGGAATACGGCAAGCTAGGCGGTGCGGATAATGACGAAGAAGAAAACAATGGCTAGTGAACGTTATTGGGAAAAACGCCGAGAATTAGAAGACAAAGCACGTTTGAAACTAGAAAAGAAAACTCTTAGTGAGCTTGAATCAGTTTTTGAACGTGCTTTAGTTAAAATTCAACGACAGCTATTGTCACAAGCGGATTTACACGACATCACACAAAGCGAAATGCTAGAAGACTTTAGCAAACGAGACCAAGAAAAGTATCGTAAATATATTGACAAAAACTATGAAAAGTTAATGGAATCAGATGAAGCTTATAAGGAATTCATAGATGAGTATTTCCCATCTTACGACTATACAAAAGTCAATCGTCTATTACAATTACGAGCAGATATCTTTTCAACGTTAGCTGATGAAGCAATCGCAAGCGACGTTAACGGTAAATTTAATAACGACTTAGAAAACATTACAAAACGAATCTACAATTCTAATTCTAATGCGTTGATGCAATTATTAGGCGGCTCTGCTTCTGGTTTATCAAAAAAAGAGCTGGAAAACATTCTGAATTATCCATGGAGCGGCAAAACTTTTTCATCTCGCTTGTGGGGCAATATTTCAAGTTTAGAGCAACGTCTAAGTAATTCTATTATTAATTCTTTAGCAAGTGGCGAAGGTGTTTTAGAAGCTCTTAGAACGATGAAAAACGATGGTGTTATTAGCGGCATGTTTAAGTTAGAGCAGGGAAAGTTTAATAGATCGATTGAAAATCTTGTCAGAACGGAATATTCCCATTTTGCTGTGGAAGGTATTCGAGAATCATTTAGAGGGGCTAACGTCAAAGAATCAGAAAGTTGGTCTGCAGAGGATGAACGTGTTTGTTCCGTTTGTGGCGGATTTCATGGCCAATTAATTAAGAATGAACATCCTCCCTACCACACGTTGTGCAGATGCACAGAAATACCAAGAATTCCAGAAATAAGCGATGATATTGACGCTTTGTATGAAGAAATGTTCGGTGATCTGTTAGACGAATTCGCAAGTGATCAGTGGGGTGTTAAGTTGAATCATCCGCAAGTGTCTATAAAAACTAGTATCTTTGATAAAACAAATATGGCAAAATCAATTGGTGAAGAGAACTATTTGAAGTTTATAGAAAGTTTAGATTCTATAGATAATACTCAAATTAAAGAACTGCTAAATCGTTTAGGGAATCGCTTCAATTTTAAAGACATTTCAGAATCAAAAAGCTTTGTTAATGGTAATGATATACAATTATCAAAAGAAGCGTTTGACGGCACTAAAAATAAAACTCAAATGCAAGTAGTATTTCATGAACTGGGTCATGCTATAGATAATATCGGTGTGGAAATGTTAGACAGTGATTTTGATCGCATATCTGTAATGCCAGAATATAAATTAAAAAATGCAATAAAAAAAGATTTATTAAACGTTTTCAATAATGATTTAAAAGAAGCAAATGGAGATAATTATCAACAAGTCAAAAATCTAAAAAAACTTTCTGTTTTTGATCAAAGTGCTATAGTTAGAAAATATAAGAAACTATCTGAAATATCTCCGAAAGCATACTCTGCATTGTCAGATATGATGGAATCCACAGGTGGTTTTATAGATCACCCGTTAGGATTTGGGCACGGAACTAAATACTGGAAAGCATACGGAATGCAAGAAACAGAATTTTTTGCTCATATGACTGAAACCGTTGTTAACAAAGAAGCTAAAAAAATGATGTACGAAGTCTTTCCAACAGCATCGAAAATATGGGAAAATATGTTAGATGACATCTTAAAGGCGGTGAAATAAATGTTCAGTTGCGAAGAGGGTGCATGGTCTATTATTGATGCTGCAATTAAAAAGTATGAACAACATTTTCATGATGAGTTTCCAATATATGAATATATCGATGTAACAAAGAGTGATGACTTCGATTTTTCTATTCCAGGTGCTAAAAGATTAGCGATACTCATCGATAAGCATATTAAAGAAAATGAATTGGTCCACGTCCCGTCAGATTACCATAGCAGACTTTACTAAGCACTTAAAGGATAACTTTGAGTGCTATTTTTATACCCTAAATTGGAGGTGAGGTTATGAAAGGATTATTCGAAGCAGTGTTGAATCTAGACGTTTTCAACGGTACAGAAAAGGCCTATAAAAAAGCTTTTGAACAAGAAAACGAACGATACTTAACCAAACACACTTTGAGAGACGGCAACGGTAATATCGTCAAAGATGAGCTTAAATCAGTTTGGGGTGGTAATTATTGTCACGTTGATATTTTGTATTCGTTACCAGGTAAAAAAAGTAAATTAACTATTTCGATTGTGTCTAGGACTCTACAAAATGTAAAAGATGCTGTCACTGATTATCAAATGCTAGGCGCTGAACTGGTCCATAAGAATTGGGAGTGATTAGATGGATCCCTATGATTATTTAGATGCAGACTATGAAGAGCATTTACTAAGAGAAGAAGAGCAACTAAAGTCTGACGAAAGTTAGGCTTTTTATTTTGTCCGAAATGACGGTAAACTAGCGCAATGCTGGGCTTAATTGAATGGTGGGGCGCAATAAATAAATCTAAAGCAATGCGGGGCGTGCAAACGAATCGTGGGGCGAAAGGAGAAACAAAATGAAAACAAAAAAATTATTACCAATGAATTTGCAGATGTTTGCTGATGGTGGGGGAAATGAATCAGAGTTCACTATTGATGATTTTAAAGCATTTGTCGAATCGAATGAAGATGCACAGAAATTCATTCAATCTCAATCACAAAGTGCTGCAGACAAACAATTAGAAGCTTGGAAACAGAATAACCTTGATAAGCTAAAACAGGAAGCTGTGAAGCAATATGAAGAAGCTAAAAAGAACAAAACACCAGAACAGCTAGAACTTGAGAAATTAAAAGCTGAGTTTGAAGCGGAAAAAGCTAAGAGCCGTTCGAACGAAAATAAAGCTTTTGTAGCTGAACAAATTGCTGGGTTAGATTTGGATAAAGAATTGAAAGATTCAATTTCTCAATTCATGTTAAACACTTTAGTTAGTTCAGATACAGAGTTCACACAAAAGGCTGTAGAGTCATTCACAGGTGTTTTAAGCACCATCAATGAAAAGCATGCTGAAGCAATTAAAAACATGGAAATGACAAAAGCATTCGGTAATAAGCAACAAACTAATGCGACTAATGGTAATCAGTCAACGCAACCGATTGAAAATCCTAAAGAAGCATTAGGTCAAAAATTACAAGCATTTAATTAGGAGGAATTTATAAATGAAAAAAACTACAGTAAATAATCTAGAATACTTAGATATTTCACAAGAGGTAAATGCATTACAACGTCCGTCAACACCGTTTCTAAGTTGGTTATTAGGAGCTGGTAAAACTAGCCCAGCAACTTCTACGGAGATCAAATGGCGTGAATCAGAACTTGATGGAGAAGATTCATCTGCACAATTAGAAGGCGGAGAATACAGAGATGCAGATTCAGGGCGTAAATGGTTCAATAACTACACTGAAATTTTCCGTAAATCTACTTCTGTTTCAGGTACATTAGATGCTATCAATGTAAATGGGGTAGGTAGTGAATTAGCTAATCAAGTATCTCAACGTGCATTAGAAATGAAGTTAGATTTGAACAAAAAGCTATTAATTGGTGTAAAAGCTGATGAAAATGGTACTAAAGGTCGTCAAATGGCTGGTGTAATTAACTTAATTAACTCTGATAACTTAGTTAAAACGTCTGCAGCTGATGCAGTAACACGTAAAGATGTAGATAAAATGTTTAAAACTATGTTTGACAAAGGTTATGCAGGCGAAAAGCTATGTCTAGTTTCGACTGATATGGTTGATTTAATGACCGATGAAGTTGATAAAGCAGGTACTAAAGTGTTTAATTTTGGAGATCAAGTCGCTTTTGGATTGCAACTAGGAAAAATTGTCTCAAATTATGGATCAGGTACAGCTTTAATTGAGCCATCATTACCAAGTGGAACAATGATTGCTTTAGACACAAACTATGTGGAACTACGCCCGTTGCGCGAATGGCGCGCAGAGGAATTGGCTAAAACAACTGATTCAAAACGTATTGGTTTAGTCGGCGAATATTCTATCGAATACAACGCTTCAAATTCAGGAGCTATCTTAAACCTTGCAACTGCAGCACCAGGTGAATAATTAAAAAGTAAAGGAGAATGATTATGGTTAAAAAGTCAGAGGTCAAAGAAGAAGTAATCGAAGAGACAAAAGAAGTAACTGAAGAAGTGAAACCTGAAACAAAAACATTCAAAGTTTTAAAAAATAAAAATTTCGTTGGTTTTGTTCATCCTGAAACACGTAAATTTATTACAGCAGTTGACGGAAAAATCGAAGTGAGTGTTTCTGATAAAAAAGCTATTGCAATTTTAGAAGAAGCTGCAGATTTAACAGAAATTTAGGTGATTATATGACAGACGAACAAAAACGAAAAATAATTGAATTGATTCAAACGATGTTGCCAAACGTTGCAAAAGAACGTATTTCGTCTGTCTTAGACCTTGTTCTTTTAGAAATCAGTTCATATAACACGTGCAAGATTGAAATTGATTGGGCGTTATTCAATTCGTTAATCACAGAGATTTTGTATCAATCACTTAAAAGCGAAACAGAACAAGCTGTAACTAGTGTTAAACGCGGTGATACATCTATTACTTATGCAACCACGCAGAATAACATAATAGCGTTGCTGGGTAATTACAGCGACACTATAAAACGTTTAATTGGCTGTGATAGTGGGGTGTTTTTCTATTGAATGAAGCGGATATTTTGGCAATGACCTATCTTGATACTTGTGTTATTGAAAGAATGGGTGATATCGAAAATCCTGAAACAGGTATTACGGAACAAGATTATTCACCAATTCATGATGGGAAGTTAAAATGCGCACTGTCTCAAAGCGGTCTGGGTAGCGCTGGAAGCTTACCAGTTGTTGAAAACAAAGGGACCTTTAATATCACTTACGAAGATCAAAAATTATTCTTAATGCCTGATGTAGATGTGAAAAAGGCCGACAGAATCACTGTCATTCAAAGTACAGGTCAAAAGCATATTTTATTTGCAAAGAAACCCTTTAACTATCCAAACCACATCGAAGTAACATTGACAGGAAGTGCAATCGATGAGTAAAAGTGATTTTAGAATGACCTCGAATGCTGACAAAGTTATTGCTAATTTAAAGAAAATGACACCAATTGCTGAAAAAGAAGGTATTGCGATGGTCAATGATTCCTTAGCGAAGATTTATCAGTTAATTGTACCTATTACGCCGATTAAAACAGGTGATTTAAGACGTGGATACAGAATCATTAAAGCTAGAAAAACATCAAGTGGTAGAATTGTTGGCGCCTTAATTAACAATGAAAAATATTTTAAATATGTAAACGATGGGCACCGAACTAAGAATGGTGGATTTGTAAAAGGGCGATTCATGTTGCAAAAGTCTTATAAATTAGCTCATGTAACTTATATTCCAAAACGGTTTAAACAAATGGCGATTGTCATCGCGAAGAAAGGATAGGGTATGTACGATAAAATTTTAATAATGCTTACTAGCAAAATAAAACAGTTCTCAGATGCGCCTATCTATCTTGATGATGTGATGCAATCGTCAGAACCGTTTTATTTCGTTTTGAGCATAGAGGAAAGTATGACTGATAACGTTGGTCAAAACGTTCAGAACAAAGCATATAACGTTGATATTGCGTTAGTTGATAGCAAGAAAAATAAACAATTAGTAACAAGCCTAACAGAAAACTGTGGGGCTTTTTTTAATGTCTTGAATTTAGATGGAAATGAACTATTTTCAGAAGATTATCAGACATTTAAAACAGATGGAATTCAACATGTTAATTTTAATGTTGCTTTTCCTCAATTAATCGAATGGAGTGAAGAATAGATGGCAGTTAAAAAAAATGTAAGTGTCATTTCTGTGGAGAAACCAACCTGGTTCCCACTAACAGATGACACAGGTACTTTCCCAATCTACGGAGAGCCAACAACAATCGGGACTGCAGTAAGTATTAAACCAGATGTTACAACAGAAACAACGCCTGACTATGGCGATAGTGTAGTTCAAGATCAGTACGTTGCATTTGGTGGTGCAGAAGTTACTTTGGAAACAAATGGATATCAAAATGAAGTTTTAGCTGAAATTACGGGTGGTGAAAAATTGAAAGGCGGTGTTTTACGATCCGCAGATGATATTGCACCAGATGGAGCATTTGCTTATCGCCGTCGTAAATCAAATGGTAAATATCGCTACACAATTTTTTATAAAGGCAAATTTGCATTGACTTCTGATGAATCATCAACTCTAGAAGGTAGTTCAGTATCTTACACTCATCCAGAATGGACAGGTTCATTTGTTGATGTGCCTGGTGTCGGATACATGTATTCAGTCGATGAAGACGATGATGGTGTTGACTTAGATATGATCAAAAATTGGTTTACTAAGGTTACTAATCCACGTGAAGAGTCTACAAATCCTGTCAGTGGTGTAACTTTAGATAAAACGGAATTAGTTCTAACGGTTGGTGAAACTGCAACTCTAACGCCAACAATTGCACCTGAAAACGCAACAAACAAAAACTATTCATTCAAATCAAATGATACTTCAATTGCAACAGTAACACCTGTGCAAGGAAAAGTTACAGCAGTAACAGCAGGAACCACAACTGTTGTTGTCACTACTGAAGATGGCAACCATAAAGCTGAATGCAGCGTAACAGTTAATGCATAATAAAATTTAAGGACGGCCAAGTGTCGTCCTATTTATATGGAGGAATAAAAAAATGGCAAGCAAATTACAAACGACAATTAAACTTTACTTGAAAGATGAAGAAGGCAATTTCACCACTAAACAATTCAAATCCGCTGAAATGTTACCAGGATCTGTTATGGAAGATGCAACAGAATTACAAGTAGAACTAGAAGAAATCGTCAAAACAAACGACATGGAGGAAATTCGGCCTGTCTTGCGTAAGTGTTATGACTTTATCGCAAAAGTTATTTTTGAAGGTCAATTTACGGGCCAAGAATTTCTTGACGGAATGGATGCACGTGAAATCTTAAAAATTACGGGGCAACTATTAGGGTCTGTTTCTAGCGGTTATGATGCAGTTTATTCTGATCAGAAAAAAAAGTAACAGATCTCCTTTATCATCCTCATTTTAAATTTAGTCCTCAATACAGAGAGGCAGAGTTAAAAATTGCACTGCTTGAAAATGGGTGGACACTAAATGAAATTGAGAATACAGATTTGAACGAACTTATGAAGCTTTATGCGTTCAGAGATGCTGTTAAAGAATTTGAAGAGCTTAAATTCCTTGATGAACACACAATGTTCTAAGAAGGGAGGGGGTACTTATTGAACAATGAAGACTTAGTCTTAAAAATGATACTAGATGAATCAGGATTCTCCCAAGGTCTAAATTCGGCAGTAAAAAAGTTGCAAGGTTTTGATGGAGAGGTTGACAGAACAGGACAAAAAGGCGGCCGCTCTCTTGGATCTATTTGGACGTCATTTGTTGGTAACTTTTTAGCCAGCGGAGCAACTAAAATTATTTCAAAAGGAATTGGGCTGATTACCAGAAACATCGATGGGGCCATTAATCGCGTGGATACGTTAAATAACGCAAACCGTGTATTTGAAAATATGGGTTTTTCAGCTGGTGAAACATCAAAGACAATGGATAGCTTAAAGAAGAGTATCCAAGGGTTACCTACACCTTTAGACAGCGCAATTAAAGGTGTTCAATTAATTGCTTCGTCTACAAATGACTTAGGAAAATCAGAACAGATTTTCGCAGCTTTAAATAATGGTATCCTCGGCTTTGGTGGGTCTGCAGAGATGGTAGACAATGCTATTATCCAGCTGTCCCAATCGTTCTCAAATGGTAAAGTAGATGCGCAAACTTGGAACTCAATGATTAACAGTGGTTTGGGTCCAGCGTTGAATGCTTTAGCGAAACAAATGGGGTTAACTGCTGGTCAGATGAAAGAAGGTCTCTCTGATGGTTCAATTTCAGTTGAAGAATTTCAAGACTCTCTAATTAAATTGAATAAAGAAGGCGGAGGAGGTCTTAAATCATTAGAACAGATTGCTAAAGACTCTACTGCAGGTATTAAAACCGGATTGGCTAACATGAAAACTGCGATCGTTCGTGGCGTTGCCAATGTTGTTACTAAAATTGACGAAGGCTTAAAAAGTGCGGGCTTTGGAAGTATTAGTGAAATCATCGCTGATAAAGGGGCAAAGATGGAAGCGGCTTTATCTAAGTTTGCTGAAATGATTCCGCCAATGATAAAAACAGTTAAAACATTGTATGATACGTTAAAGCCTTACGCACCGCTGCTTGCGGGTTTAGCTGGTAGCATTGGTACGTTGATGCTTGTGAATAAAGTGAATGCAGCATTTAAAGCTTGGAGAGAAGGTACAGAAGCACTTTCGATAGCTCAAGCAATTTTAAATAAGACAATGCTATCAAATCCTTTTGTTGCAATCTTAACTGCTGTAGTAGGGTTAGTCACAGCGTTTATTTATCTTTGGAAAACCAATGAAGGTTTTAGAGATGCTGTTAAAAACATTTGGAAAAACATACAGGAGGTCATTTCAAGCGCTGCTGATGTAGTTGTAAAAGCTTGGAATTCGACAATGGAATTCTTCAGCAATATGTGGGATGGTACAAAAGAAGCTTTTTCAAATGCTGGCACATGGATGAAAGAAGCACCAGGCAATGCAGCCGACTGGGTTAAAAACAAATGGAATGGCACCAAAGAATTCTTTAGTGGACTTTGGGATTCAACAAAAGAAGGCTCAAAAAACACATGGGAAAACATCAAGCAGGGTGCTGCTGATAGTGCTAAAAGTGTTGGAGAAAGTTTTAAAAACGGCTTTGATAATGCAAAAGATTGGTTTAAGGGTATTGGAAAATCAATATCAGATGTTTTCACAACAGCATTTGATTTTGTTTGGAAATATATTGGTCCGTATGTAACAGGAATCAAAAATGCGTTTAAAATGGTTGTTAACGCTATGAAAGCGAACATTGAAAATGTCAAAATGATCGCTGAAAATGTCGTTACCATTCTAAAAAATGTTCTGTTAGCTCCAATACTTTTCATCACATCAATGATTACAGGTGGGTGGGAAGAAGCAAAAGCAAATATGATTGCCGTTTGGGATAATATTGCTGAAGCAGCTCAGACAATTTGGTTCGGGATTAAAAATATCTTTTATAATACGGTTACAGCTATTTCCTATTCAGTTACTTCTATTTTTAATGGATTGATGTTGACAATCAAAAAGATTTGGATTGATGTGAAGTTATTTTTCACCTTGCTTTGGATTGACATTAAATATGGAGCAATCAACGTTTGGATTGAAATTAAATATTCTATTATCGAAACGTGGATAAATATTAAATTTGAAGCAATTAGGATATGGGAAAGTTTGAAAACTTGGTTTTTTGAAACAGTAGAAAACATTAAAAATGGTGTGATCGATGGCTGGAACAACCTAAAACAAGGAACCATTGATACATTTAATGCAACTGTTCAATGGTCAAAAGATACATGGTCCAATTTCAAACAGTGGATTGTTGATACGGCGGTTGGAATAAAAGATGGTGTTGTTCAAACCTGGTATAGAATTAGAAATGGCACAATAGAAACCTTCAACAACATGGTACAAGGTGCTAAAAACGCATGGAATAATCTCACAAGAAGTGTCAGTGATACAGTGTCGAATGTAAAACAAACTTTTGAAGATTTAAAACATGTTGATTTATTTGAAATTGGTAAAAACATTATTCAAGGTTTGGTCGATGGTATCGGGTCCATGATTGGTGCTGTTGGTAAAAAAATTAAAGAAGTTGCTGGGAATATTAAAGATGGGATTAAAGGAGCTTTGAAAATTCATTCTCCTTCACGTTGGATGCGTGACATGATTGGTAAAAACATTGTGTTGGGTGTCGTGGATGGTATTGACCAAGAAAAAGGAACTTTGGATAAATCGGTTAAAAATATGGCTGATTTACCAACAGAATTACCGAATTTTTCTGTCACAGGTAGATATGTTAATCAACAGGAATCTCAAACATCTAAGTCAGATAAGAACAGTAACAATGCAACAACTACTGTTGGTGGAGACACTTTTTACATTAATTTACAAACAATGGGCGACTTAGATGAAAAACAGCTAATGAATATAGCACAAAAACTCGTTAAATATATTCAAGTTGTCAAAAATAGAGATAGCGATGCAGTAGGAGGTGCTTTTGGTGGAATTTAAAAGAGGTCAGTTTTTTCTTAATGGAAAACATAGCTCTGAATTTAATGTGTTTATGAGAGAAAGACCTGAACGACTTTCTGCTGGACGTGTAGTAGAGCTTAGGGAGCGAATGGGTAATGATTCAATAGCTGTTGATTTTGAGTATTATAAAAATGTAGAACGCACCATTACATGCTATGCGAAAGCAAGAAATTTACAAGAAGTATCTTTCTTAGAAGATGAAATCTCGTTTTGGCTCGATATGGGAAACTACTCAGACTTTATCGTCTATTTTGATGAACATTACATCTATCAAGCCATCGTAACAAGTCCACCAAAGTTTACAGGAACAAGAAAAACAGGGGTTTTAATTCCTTTTGAGTTTACTGTAAGTATCCGACCTTTCAAAAAAAATCGTATTGGCCAATATTGGACAAGTAATCCTAAACAATTAATAAACACAGAAAAATATCCTTCAGAACCTACTATTCAGATTTTGGGTTCTGGGGATATTTCTTTTTTCATCAATAATCAGGAATATGCATTAAAAGCTATAGATGGAGATATCATTATTGATTCAGAAAAACAAGAAGCTTATCGAAAATCAGGTGGAGCGTTTGAAATCTTGGATCATAAAACACTTTTCAAAGATTACCCAATTTTAAAAAGTGGAGAAAATAATTTTCGCTGGACTGGAAAAGTGACAGAGTTTAAAGTTCAGCCTAATTGGAGGCGAAAAGTTTGATTCCAGTTATTTTTAAACCTGGAGAAAAAGATTTTACAACAAACGGCTTAGGACGTCTTATTGATGCGACACGTTGCGAAATCACTGAAGAAGCAAACGGAAAATATGAACTAGAAATGGACTATCCAGCGATTAGCAGATTTAGTGATTATTTTGAAAATGGCTATCAGATTAAAGCAAAGCCGAATGACTTAGAAGAATACCACATTTTCGAGATCAAACAAACGTTTAAAGATACGTTTACTAATAGTATTGTCATTTATGCTCAATCTCGTACTTATAAACTAGGAAACAGACAAGTGAGGCTAGTAACAGTTGATAATCGTAATGGTGCAGAAGCTATGAGATTAATCGAACAGAACATGGACGAACCATGTGATATCAAACTTTATTCTGATATTAACACAGCTTCTAGTACGGTATTCGAAGCTAGAAACGTACTTAATTGTATTGCTGGTGAACAAGGTTCTTTGCTTCAATATTGGGGTGGAGAAATCAAACGAGAACCTTTTAAATTATCTTTGTTAAGACGTAGAGGACGAGATAACGTTGGAACTGTTCGTTATGGTAAAGATTTAAAAGGATTAACCATTAAATTTGATTGGCAATCAATTGTTACTAAAGTTTTACCATTTGCAGAGCTTCAAAGTGGTGCAGACGGAACTTCTCAACGGATTTATGGAGAAGCGGTTAAGAGCGAATATATCAACAAATATCCAGATGTTTACGCTCAATACGTTCAGTTCACTGAAGATCAAGGAGTAAAAGATTTATCCAGCTTAAATAAAGTGGCAGGTAAATACTTCACTACATTGTATCCAGGAAGTGATAAGCCTAAGGTTTCTATTGAACTAGAAATTGAGAAACTCACAGATTCAGAAGAAGCAAAAGAATTTTCGAAAATGAGAAACTATAATTTATTCGATACGTTCACGGTGTATCACAAGCTTTATGATATTGACATTCAAACGAAGGTTACAGGAATTGTCTATGATGCTTTAGCAGAAAAAACAATAAAAATCACTGCGGGAGATATACAAGTTGCTTTTTATAAACAACAAAGTCAAGATTTTCAAGAATTTATTAAAACGTTGACTAAGAAAGATTATATGAGTGATTTCATTGATTACATTACCGATTTAATTAATGGTGTAAAAGGTGGTAGTATTCTTCAATATCCAAAAAACAGGCCGCACACGCTTTATTTCATGGATACGGATTCTACAGATACTGCAAAAAATGTCATCGCTATTAATAACCAAGGTATAGGCTTTTCAACCACAGGCTGGAAAGGTCCATTTAGAAACGCTTGGACCATTGATGGTATTTTAAATGCCGACTTTATCAGAGCTGGTAAAATTAGATCTGATATTTTTGAGACATCATTCAATGCATATGGAGACATTTTGCGTTTAGTTAACGGCGCTCTGCAAGCTTGGAATGGGAAAACTAAAATAATGGAACTAACCCGAAAAGGTATGGAATTTTGGGATGGGTCAAGCCATGTTGGTACGATGGGAACAAAAGGTAATCCATTTCCAGAATTAACAGATGAAAACGGAAATTCAATCGTCACAGATGGAAAATCATTGTTATTAGTTGGTGATAGTCGGAAAAACTTGATTGGCTTATCAAATGAAACTGGTAGTGGACTTGCAATATCAGGCACTAGTCAATGGCATTTAGGGAATTTCTTTTATTTTATCGGAAAAGGAAATCCATCAACAATTTTTGTTGATGAAATCAATGCCAAAAAAATACTCATAAATGGAAAAGAAGTTATCCCTGGTCAAAATGGTGGTGGTGGTTCTGGAGCTGGTACAGGTGGTTATCCATCAGAAGTTACAAGCGATGCAGATAAATTTGCTTGGGACTTATGGAGTTACCTATTAGCTAACGGATACAGCAAAGCAGCTGCTGCAGGTATCCTTGGAAATGTACAAGGAGAAGTTGGTCCGAGTATGAACCCAGATACCGAACAAATAGGCGGTCCAGCTTACGGATGGGTTCAATGGGACGGTTCAGCGTATCCATTGGTAGGCGCACCAACTTGGAATGGCCGAGAATACGTACAACGCTTAATTGCAGCTGCAGGTATCAAACAAGACTATAGGACGTCATTAGCCCAAGCTCAATTAATTAATTGGTGTATGTTCAATGGGCAATGGTTAGGACAAGTAAGTCCATTAACAGTTGATGAATTTAAAGTTGTCAGCTCGCCTAAAACAGCTGCTTATGCGTTTGAATTAAACTTTGAACGTCCAGCTGCAGCACATCCAGAAAGGCAAAACTATGCACAAGCATGGTATGACAAATTCAAAGATTTGAAAGCTTCTACTGCAACAGGAAAAGCTGGGATAGAACATTTGGAGACCTTAATGGGCAAATGGCTTGGTAATGGGCAATGTTATGCCGTTCCATCCGAATATTCTGGTTTTATGGGCGGCTGCGGTTTAGGTGCAGGAACAATTTATGGCTTTTCACATGTAATTGGTGATACATCATCTGCTGCAGATATTGGTGAAGCATATGATTGGAATGCGGTAGGTTGGCGAGTAATCCAAAATCCAACGTATCAAGATTTAGTCGTAGGAGCGATCGTCAATATTAGACGAGGTGGCCAATGGGGAACAGGTTGGACAGTAGACCCAACATATGGTCACACGGGCGTGATTTACGGCTTAAATAACGGACGTATCCAAACCATAGAACAGAATGCCGAGCAAGGACGAATTGTCGCAAAATATGACCGATTATATTTTGCTAATTCTATTCAATCGATTGTTATTCCACCAAAATAATGAAAGGAGGATTTTTCAATGGTTAAATGGCAAGCAACGTTAAGTACAACTGAACCTTACAATTACATTGGGATTCAGAATGTACGACAAGGAAATCGAAACACAGAAGTCTTAGAAGCCATACTAGTTGAAAATGCTTTGCCACTTGATTTAACAGGTTGCGAAGTTTTTTTTGAATCGGTTATTGATAATAAATATCCGATTCAACGTTCAGCAAAAATTGTGAATGCCAAAAAAGGGATTATTCAGTATACCTTTGATGAATATTCTATGCAGTCGTTACACAGACAAGAAGCATATTTCAGTATTCATAAAGGTGATAACCTGATTGGTGCAACGCAAAACTTTTCTTACTTTGTAGTGAATGCTGCTTCGAAAACACAAGGTGAAATGGGTTCTTATTGGCAGTCAGTAGAAGAGTTAATCGCAGACATGACCGCTTTTATCAATGAAAACAAAGGCGATTTTACTGATTGGATGAATGCTAGAAAAGAAGAGTTCGAAGCGTGGCGAGATGCGCAAAAAACAGATTTCACTTCATGGTTCGATTCAATCAAAGATATTTTAAAAACTGTTGATCCAGGCGGCACAATGTTAGCCGAATTAATGGATGCACGTGTAGACATTCAAGGAGTGCGCCACAATTCAATTTCTGACCGCTTATTGGCAGATACGGAATATTTGTATCAGAAATTAGAGAAACGCTTATATACGCTAGAATATGGCGAAATAAATGACTTGGTTATTTTACAAGATGATGCTTTTTCGCTGAATCATGAAACAGAAATTGTTGACACTGTTGATTATCCTGTGACCGATGGGGCATTGGTCATCGCAACAGTTGATGATACGAAACAGAATACTTATATGTTTGAAAAAGTGGGTGAAATACGTGGTTAAAGTAAAACGAATGATGGAAACCGATGAAAATGGCGTGCAACGTCAGTTTCATCCTATTACACATGCATCCGCTGTTCGAGGATTAGAAAAAATTATTGCGGGTAAATCAAAAGTATTGTCTGTTAATGGTCATATTGGCGCAGTAATTATAACGCGTGCAGACTTAGATTTACCTATCGATGGGATTATGATTTCGAAACAAGAGTATGACAAAATATTAAAAATCATAGCCGATTATGAAGCTGGAAAACTAGGTGGTTCTGGTGTTGAGTTTGAAAAAGTAAAAGGAGATGAAGAAATAAATGCCTGATTTATATGTAGTGAAAAAAGACGGCGTAGCTATTGATGTACAAACTAGTACAGCTGGCGTTGTTGGATTAAATGAATTTGTTGATGGAAAAATTAGTGGTGCTGGAGCAGGCACTGTTTCGTCTGTAAATGGTCACACAGGTGAAGTTACATTAAGTGCTACTGACGTAAAAGCGTTGCCTGACACAACTATCATTCCAACACTTCCTGACAATGCCACTGCTGAAAAAGACGGTTTAATGTCTAAAACGGATAAAGCAAAATTGGATGCATTACCAGTTTTTACATTTGAAAAGGTAGGTGAAGCGTAATGGCAGATATCGTTCAGCTAAAAGAAAATGGTGTCAATAAGTACATGAAAACCCACGCGGATGCCATTGATGGTATTGAAGGAAAATTAGTAAAGGCTGTTGGAAATGAAACTATTCTAGGTACTAAGGATTTTGCAGATGGAGCTCTTTCAAAAGGCAACGCAGTATTAACTCAAAATGGATTAAAATATAAATCATTTACGCCAACTGATCTTGATTCTTTACAAGGTGGATCTGTAACTTTTGAACGTTACGGTGACATTGTAACTGTTCAATTTACGATTCAAACGCGAATCGATAAAGATTTTGCAAAAGATCAAACGATTGTTTGGGGAATACCAGATGAATTTCAACCAAACACAGACAAACTATTTCCGTTAATTAATAGTGTTGGGAGTGGCGGAATTGTTAAATTTGTCAGTGGTGTTAGAATATCAGCTCAAACAACCATCGCAAAAAACACGTGGTATTGGGGAACAATCACTTATATTGCTAAAAACAGATTATAATCAGGAGATGACATAGATGAAAACTATTTATAAAGTTTTGTATCCTGTGGGCTATGAACCACAAGAAGTAAATGACACATACAACGTTGCTTTGCCATACGTGGAAGAAAAACCACTTGAAGGTTTAGCAAATGAACAATCACAATTCTTTAATTTCTCGGAACGAAAATGGGAAGAAGCGGTCACGCAAGATTATTCGAAGAAATTAAATCTGCTAGAAAACCTTTCAGCAGTATTAGAAGCGGATAACACTGCTTTAAAACAAGCAAATGAAAAACTAGCAGCTAAAGCAGAATCATTAGCTCAAATCAATTCAAAGACTATGCTTACTTCGCTTCAAAATTCAAAAGAAATTGATGCGATTAAAGAACAAATCGGAGGTGCAAAATAATGTATTCATATGATGACATTAAACTGATGTATGACTGGGGGCTATTTACTCCAGAGCAGGTTGCAGAATTTGTACCTAGTTGTATTACAGAAGAGGAATTTACTAAAATGACAGGAAAACCGTTTAGCAAAAGCTAGGCGGTTTTTTGTTACAGGAATGGAGACGATAACTTGAAAGATGATCCTTTAATTGAAATCGTCGATCGTTTGGCACGTATTGAAACAAAGTTGGATAATCATGAACAATTAAGAGAGAAAGCAGATATAGCACTCTCAATGGCCAAAAACAATGAAGGCGATATTGCGGAAATAAAAGAGAATCAAAAGTGGACGTGGCGAACAATTGCAGGAATTGGGGTTTCTGTTGCTGTTTATTTAATCACGAAATACTTAGGAGGGATTTAGAAATGATATTACCAGACAAGTATTACAAAATTATCAAATGGGGCGTACTAACAGTGCTTCCTGCGGGATCTGTTTTAGTAGCTACGTTAGGTAAGGCTTATGGGTGGCAAGAAACCGATATGGCTGTTTTAACTATTAATTCCATAGCAACTTTTTTAGGAGTAGTAACAGGTGTGTCAGCATATAATTTAAAAGACAAGGAGAAGTAAAAATGAAAAAGAAAATTTTAGTAGGAGCGTTAATCGCTCTATTTTTTATGCCTGCAATCAACGTGAATGCGTATCAAGTTGAAACACGCGGAAATATTAATGCAGGGTGGCCAATGACAATTAACCGATATATCATCGCTCATGATACCGCCAATATGGATGCTGGGGTAGAAAACGAAGCCAATAACATGCTTAACAACTGGCAACGGCAAGAAGCGTTTACGCAATATGTTGTAGGCGGCGGTGGTCGTGTCATTCAGGTGGCTGAAAATGGTCGTATAGCATGGGGAGCAGGAGCTGCAAACCCTTATGCTTATGCACAAGTTGAGTTAGCCAATACCTCAAATAAAGCTATGTTTAAGAAAGACTATGCTGCTTATGTTAACTTATTACGTGATTTGGCGCGTCAAATTAATGTGACTTTTGATCTAGATGATCCAACTGGCTATGGAATTAAAACCCATCTGTGGGTTACAAATAATTTAGGAGGAAATCATACTGATCCATATGGTTATTTAGCACGTTGGGGAATTAGTAAGGCACAGTTTGCACAAGACTTACAAACTGGACTTCCTGAAGATGGTAGCGAAGTTATTGTAAACCCTGGTAAGCCTAATAAACCAAAATATAAAGTTGGCCAACACGTTCGTTTTACAACAATCTACAAAAATCCAGATGCGCCAATTTCTCAGCATATCAATGCAAATAGCTTATGGACCCAAGTTGGCACGATTACTCAAAAATTAGATGGTCGTAAAAACTTGTATCGTATCGAAAACAGTGGAAAGCTTTTAGGTTATGCGAACGATGGTGATATTGCAGAATTGTGGGAAAATAGCAAGCCGACACCTGCAAAAACATTTACTATCGGTGTAAATGAAGGTATTGTGCTTCGAAACGGTACACCGAGTTTATCAGCGCCAGTTTACGGGGTATGGCCGAAAGGTTCTCAATTCAGATATGATTCGGTTCATATCGCAGATGGCTATGTTTTCTTAGGTGGTTCTGATACTAACGGAACGCGCATTTATATTCCCATTGGGCCAAATGATGGCAACCCATCGAATACCTGGGGAATTGGATATTAAGAACAGCTTGATTTTCTATAACCCATAGTTTAGAATGAACTTACACTTATTAAGTTTCTCTTGAGTCGCCTTCCCCAAGGCGGCTCTTTTTTTGTTATTTAATTAAACTTAACAAATATGATAAGCAGCTTATGATTAGGCTTATTTACTTGTTTGTAAGTAAAATAATCTTCTTAAACTTGTTTTTATGCCATTTTTCAAATGGCGGTAGGCGATGTTTTTATTGCATAGAAAATGGTTGAGTGTTATATTTTTAATAGTAATAGGTATTATGATAAAAGATTTGTAAGGAGTAACCTATGCAAGGTATATTTATTATAAATAACAAAAGAAATGAGTTAGTATTGGCTGAAAAATTTGTTTCAACGCAAATAAAGTTTGACGACCATGTAAGCAAAACCTTAGATCAAATTATAAAAAATTTATCTTTATATTCCTCTGACAATAAAACGATAATAGATATAAATGGTAATCAAGCTTTATTCCCAATTAAAATACCTACGTTTGATAGAATGGGAATGTGCAGAGAGACCTTAATTGTAAAACAAATCAAAGGATATGAAGGTATTTATGAAATTAGATTGAATGAAGAATACCTAAAACATAGAATTCTATTTTTTGTAAATAGTTGTTTAGAAAATACATATTTTTTGTCCTATGGTTTTTCAAAAGACGGACGAAAAGAATCCGACGTTACCAATGTAGCTTCTGGAGAGAGTGTATTTATTGATAACGAGATGCAAGAAAGTATAGAAAAAATGAAATTTTGGATTGGAGAGAATCATCATGAGTTATGTTAAATATGAAACTCTATTAAAAAAACACCAGCCTAAAATTTATGACGAGTTGTATACAAATACAAGACAGTTATCTATCGAAATTATAAAAAAAAGAATGGAAAAAGAATTAGATGTATATGATTTTTCACGTGTGCTAAATTTAACTCCCGAGGAATATTTATGTTATGAATATGGAAAAGCAGAGTTGAAAATTTCGGATTATAATGAGTTGATGAATAAGATAGACAACCTTGGTATATTAGAATTATTTGAAGCAAAAATGAATAAGGAAACAAAAAAATTTGAATCAGTAAAAGAATTTAATCCTAGCGAATTATCGTTTCATGTATTATTGAAAACAGAAGAAAATAAAACTACTAGAACTCATAAATCAGGTTGTAAAAAAAATAAGAACATCAGGCATTCGGTATTTAAACCAAGAAATGGGGTTTCAATGAATGAAAAATATGTATCGGTTAGATAATATAGTTATAAATAGATTGCATGCAGAAAATGTTGATAAAGAAGATTTAAATAAAGTTGTAGTATCAATACAAGAAGATGAAACATTATTTAAAGAAAATGATAGGGTTAATGTAAAAGTAGAAGTCTATATGGTTGATACTAATATTCTGATGGAGATTGAGGTTATTGGCACAATTCATGTGTTAGAAAAAGCTGAAGAAGAAGCAGACCTAAATTTAACTGAATATACTAAAATAAATCTCCAAGATTTATCTGAGCCGTTAATTAATAAAGCCTCAAATACTTTATCGTTATTGTTATCTGATATGTTAAATTTGCCGCGCAATTTAAATATTTATGAAAATATGAACTACGAAGGTACGAACTAA